ATAGGACTCTATCTAGGCTCTCCGACTCCCAGAATCCACTCTAAACTCGTGGATCTACCGTCACGCGGGCAAGAATTGATCGACTTCGCCGACAGTATCAAGCTTCCGCTCTTACCTTGGCAGAAGTTCGTCGCGATGGAAGCTCATCGAGTTAAGCCAGACGGCCGCTGGCATTCGCCCCTAGTCTGCGTCGTCGTAGCTAGACAACAGGGTAAGACTACGCTCATGAAGGTAAGGGCTTTAGCTGGTCTCTTCTTATGGCAGGACGGACTCCAGATCGGAACAGCTCATCGACTTACTACATCGCTGGAGACCTTTAGAGACATCGTTAACATCATCGAAGAGAACGAACATCTGGCCAGACAAGTAAAGCGAATCCGCTGGGCGCATGGATCAGAAGAGATCGAGCTTAAATCCGAGTTCGGCGGCGGTCGGTACATGGTTAAAGCTGGCGGCTCAGCTGCTCGCGGTATTTCCAAGCCCGAGACCGTCTTCGTCGATGAGACCCGCGAGCTTAAAGACGAATCGACTTGGGCATCGCTGCGCTATACGATGATGGCCGCGAAGTCGCCGCAGCTCTGGACGCTATCGAATGCGGGAGATCAGCATTCCATCGTTCTTAATCAGCTGCGCGAGCGTGGAATGAGCGCAGCTAAAGGCGACGACATCGCTTACTATGAATGGTCATCTAATTACGAGAAGATCGACGACACTCCCGCATTCTGGAAAGGTGCGGCGATGGCTAATCCAGCTCTCGGCCACACAGTCCACATCGATAACATTCGGGCCGTTCTTAACGATCCGCCAGATGTCGTAAAGACGGAAGTCCTATGTAGATGGGTCGCTACGATCTCGGCAGCTATTCCCGCCGAAGAATGGAATCAGTGCGGAGAAGAAGGTCTGGAGCTTGATCCAGAGAAGACGACTTGGCTAGGCGTAGACGTTAGCCCGAATCGTCGCGACGCTGCATTAGTGGCAGCTCAACAGATCGACGACGAGCGATTCTTCGTAAAGCTTCTTCACACTTGGCATAATCCGATTAACCTCGACGATAAAGCGATCGCTAACGACATCGCTCCCTATACGAAGCAGTATCCAGTCGAGACAGTGGCTTATTCTAAGAGAACGGCTTCGGCTATTGCTGCGCGTTTAGTTCCCGCTGGGATTCCGATCTCAGACATCGACGGCGCGCTGTATGGCCAAGCTTGCGACGAATTGTTAGGAGCGATCACATCGAAGAGATTACGACACGATCCGAAACAGACAGAACTCTCCAAGCAGATCTTATCAGCTGCGAGACTTCCGTTCGGAGATGGTGGCTGGACTATCGGGCGGAGAGCTTCGCAGTCGACTGTCTGCGCGACGGTTGCTACTGCGTTAGTCACTCACTACGCGACACGCCCACCGATGGATCTTGACATCATGGTCGGCTAGGTGTAACCGCTTCTCTAGAATTGCGACATGGGTTTATTAGATCTATTCGTTCCGACGGTTAACGCCGCGTCTCCAGCTGCTTCCATTAGTATCGAAGCGGCGGAGTCGCTGTACCCAGTAAACACTCTTAACTCTCTCGGCGGTTATTACTTTATGGGTAATCAGACCGCTACTCGTACCGAAGCGATGGGCGTCCCAGCATTAGCCCGCGCTAGGAACATAATCTGTACGACGCTCGGCTCGTTCGAGATGCACACTCGCAACATCGCAACAGGCGAAAAGGTTCAACAGCCAAGAGTTATAAATCAGCCAGATCCACGAATCGCAGGATCGGCGTTCTGGTCATGGTTAGCAGAAGACATTCTGTTCTATGGTTACGGCTACGCGCGTGTTATGCAACGCTACGCCGACACTGGTCGGATTCAAGCGATGGAACGAATCGATCCAGTTCGCGTAACAGTTACGACAAACGCTAACGGAACAGAGATCGACGGTTACTCTGTCGATGGAATTGTTATCGATCCAAGCGAATTAGTCGTCTTTACTGGTCTCGATGAAGGAATCTTAAATCGCGCTGGACGTACAATCCGCGCAGCTTCGGCCTTAGAGAAAACAGCTTACGACTTCGCGATCAATCCAAATCCGCAAACAATCCTAAAGAACTCTGGCGTAGCACTTCCGAAAGATCGCGTAGCTGCATTAGTGGCAGCGTTTAAGAATCGTACTTCTAAAGCTGTTACATTCTTAAACGGCGACGTATCGATCGAGACTGTCGGTTATGATCCTAAGAATCTTCAACTTAACGAAGCCCGGGGCTACCTCGCCCTGGAGTTATGCAGAGCCGCAGGACTTCCCGCTTATTTCGCAAGCGCAGAGCCTAATAGCTTTACTTACTCGAACGCAGTAACAGAACGTCGTTCATTAGTAGATTATTCACTTCGTCCTCTTATGACTTGTATCGAGCAACGAATGAGCCTTAGTGATTTCACTCCGCTAGGACAAGAAGTTAAGTTCGATCTAGACGACTTCTTGCGTGGCAATCCATACGAGCGCGCGCAAGTTTACGAAATCCTAAATCGAATCGGTGCTATGTCGATCGATGAAATCCGAGAAGAAGAGGATCTACTTCTATGAAAATAACTACACCGATGAACATCACAGCGGCAGATTCTAACTCTCGCACAATTAGCGGACGTATCGTCGCATTCGAGGAAGCTGCGAACGCTTCTACTGGAAAGGTCGTATTCGCTAAGGGTTCAATCTCTCCAGCTCCAGTAAAACTTAATTTAGAACACGATCGCACTCGTCCAATCGGTAAGACTCTAGACATGACTCTAGAAGGCGACGCGATTAACGCGACTTTCAAGATTACAAACACGACAGCGGGAACGGACGCACTTACCGAAGCGATGGACGGACTTCGCGATGGCTTCTCGATCGAATTAGCTGTAGATGATTACATCATGCAGAAGGACGGCACTATGCGCGTTCTAGCTGGAGAATTAACTGGCGTCGCACTAGTAACAGAGCCAGCGGTTCGCTCGGCTCGTGTTAGCGAAGTAGCTGCAACAGAAGGCGAAGAAGTCGCCGAAGAGATTTCCGATTCCACAGTGGAAGAGGAAGTAACACCAACAACAGAAGGAGACGAAGTGGACAACACCGTCACAAACGCGGAAACCGTCGAGACGGTCGAAGCTGCTCAATCCGTAACAGCCGCAGCGAAGCCAATCGTAGGCGGATCATTCACTAAGCCACGCTTGGAGTTCACAGCTGCCAAGTATGTCGAAAACACAATCCGCGCAGCTATGGGCGACGATCAAGCTCGCCAGTACGTTCTCGCCGCGGATAATACAACCGATAACGCAGGTCTCGTCCCAACACGTCAAATGGCGGAAGTGGTTAACGGACTCTCAACTATGATCCGTCCATCTATTGACGCGATCTCTCGCGGAACTCTTCCAGACGCTGGAATGACTTTCGAGATTCCTAAGATCACTGTAGCTCCAACTGTTGCAGTGACAGCCGAAGAAGGAACACCATCAGAGACAGACCAGAACAGCGCGTTCATCTCTGTAGACGTTAAGACCTTCAGTGGCCAACAGACCTTCTCGACACAAATCCTCGACCGCAGTTCGCCAGCGTTCTTCGATGAGCTTGTGCGTAACATGGCCGCAGCTAAGGCGAAGGCAGAAAACGCTTACGTATCAGCTGCTCTAGTTTCAGCTGCAACAGCAGACGGAACTACTACTACAACTTATCCAACAGCTGCGGAACTTCTCGGAGTCGTCGCTCGCGGTGCTGCTTCTGTTTACGGAGCTACAGCTGGACTTCCTAATGGTTTCGCTAAGAACATCATCATGGGAACAGGCCAGTGGAGCAACGTCATGCAACTAAACGACAGCGGACGCCCTATCTACATGGCGCAACAGCCTCAGAATGCTGGCGGCGTAGCTCGTCCAGATTCACTTCGCGGTTCAGTCGCAGGACTCGATCTATACGTCGATCCATCACTAGCAGCAACAGACGCAGACGGAACGATCTTGATCGTTAACCCAGACGCTTACACATGGTACGAGGGGCCAACGTTCCAGCTTCGCGCGAACGTTATCGCTTCTGGCCAGATTACTGTCGGCTACTACGGTTACGGCGCACTAGCGACCAAGATCGCAGCTGGCGCATTCAAGAACAACAAGGCTTAATCCGCCACCAATCATCGGCTAGTTCGCTCCCGAGCTAGTCGAGCAGTAGAAAGGAAGAGCTAATGCCTAACATAATTACAGCTGCACAGCTGCGATCCGTCCTTGGCGTTAGCTCTTCCCTCTACAGCGACGGCTATTTAGACGACATCATCGACACAGCCGAGCAAGCTATTCTCCCTTTACTTATTCAGAACTCGACGGCTATCGTGGAATACAAGCTCGACGCTAACGTCGCTACGTTCTACACTCGTCGCGTTCACACTTTCGTCGAAGGACAGTCGATCGTCGTAACTGGTCTTCCAGCTCCGTTTACAGCGACTCACACAGTTACGAAAGTTACAGACACTTCATTCTCTGCCGCTCTTACATCTTCGGACGTAACAGCCCGCCAGATCATTCCGAACGGAACGGCAACTCTTAGCGGCTATTCAGCTGCCACTCTTTACGTCGGTAACGCTTCCATCGAGTCCGCGATCTACGCGGTATCCATCGAAGTCTTTCAATCTCGCACAGCTGCGGGCGGTCAGATCGAGGGGCTAGATTTCGCTTCGAGTCCCTATCGCATGGGGCGAAGCCTCTTAAATCGCGTCGTAGGCCTCTTAGGTAATTACATCGACGTCGACACGATGGTCGGATAATGACAGCTAGCACAATTCTTTCAAGCGTTCGCACTCCACTAAAGACAGCTATCGCAGGAGTCGCGGCGAATACT